CATAAGTAGATTTGCCACATTAGTAGTATTACCGTTTGGACTAGTAAAAGTTTGATTCGTACCACATCCGTAAGCGTAACAATTAGGATTTACCGAACGAAATCTTCTGTTCGCTAAGTATCCATTGAATCCGTAAAGAGATTTATGGTAAGTATAGTCACATGTAAATATATTGAATGATAAATCATAATATCCGAGAGATGGGTTCGGCCATCCACCGCCAGCAATGTAGGGTGAGTTATATTTTTGTGGATATATAATTTCATCTTGTACACAATTAACAGGTGCAAAAAATGTGTTACTAGTATTCCAATAAGTACCCAAGGTTGTGTTTGACGAGTGTTTTTGCCAAGGTCTAGGACCTTGGACTCTAATGTCGTTGTAATTTGGATCAATAAATGAATTGTCTGTTGTTAAAGGATATGATATATGAGAAGCACCCGGTGGTGGGTATACATTACCAATATCGTATGCGCCAATCTTGGTTGAGTCCAAAGCGGAATAATATCCATGTAAACTTGTTGTAAAAGCACTAAAATCATTTACTGATGGCTGGTAATTATAATTTTGGTAAAAAATACCCGTATTTGAATACGAAGACACTCCAGTATTTGTAGATATTTGATCATGTTGAGCGTTTTTTAATTTAGGTTGTATTGGAATATTTAGTTTATAACTTCCTGTAACAATAGGAGAGTTTGGATTACTATAATCATACCCAAACAGTCTACCTAAATTATACGAATTTTGGTTTCTTGTTGAGTATGGATCAACACCTCTGACTAAAAAAACAATTAATTGATTATAACCTTCAGTTGCCGCAGTTAAAGGATTAACTGTTTCCCAAGGAGTACCTGTGGAAATTAAATTCACTGATGGATCACAAAGGTCTCCATTACTTGCCGGAGTACCAAATCCTGCCGATTGTGGATAATCAGGATATTCAGGTACTAATTGATATCTACATGTGTTCCACCCTGAATAAGGATATCTATAAACTCCAGGTCTTTCAATTCCCCAAGTTCTATAACCTCTTAATCTCATAGGGTTATTCAAATATCTTTTCCATAAACTATTATTATCGGCAGATAGATTTACCATTGAGGCGTATTCAGATATTGTCATTGCGGTGATGACTTGAAAATATTCAATGTCAATTGGGAACGTATGAAACTGTGTATCATCAGTATTAGAAACAACTAAGTATGGTACAGTAGTAGAGTTATTAGGGTTCGAAGGATCAGCATAACTAACGTTAACTGTTATTGTTGGGGTTGTAACTACTGAACTACCTGTAATTGATGGTATACCAAATTGATTGTTTGTATTAGCACTAAAACAATTTACATCTCCACTTTTGTTGGGGTTTTGAAAATAAACTATTGTTCCTGTAGATAAACTATTAATCGATGATGGATCACAAGACAATAAAGTTATATTGTCAAAATGGGACACAGTATTTCCTGTATAATTGAAACTAACTTTTATTTGATTTACTCCCTTCCCATTATTATCTGACCCAGGTAAGGAAATATCAAAATATTTAGATTTTGTATTAAATAAATTTAGTCGTTCCGCCATTGTCAAATTTGATGAAAACCACCTAAAAATTTCACCTTCTTGTTCATCATCTTGATAATACGGCATGAAGGCATCAATATTTGGTTTGATTGTGTTAGATACCGCAGGATTTATACCTCTACCAGCTAAAATGCTTGTAATTGGCTCAGATAAGTTAGTTGGTTGATACATAGGTTGATTACCACCACAAACATTTATTCTTAAATCTGTTGGGTCGGGTATCCATCTATTTTGAATATCTGATAACCAAGGATCTATTCCATCATAGAAAGTACTTTCGTTCCAATCACTTAATGTAGAAACGTTGAAGGTAGAGAATGAGTCAGCTATTTCACCAAGATTTTGGGATCCAGACGGAATGTCTGACTCTCTAACCTTACAATTACACATTTCACAGTCGGGATACGTTAAATTTGGTAATGCTAAGTTTTTAAGATTGTTTGGTAAATCAAAAACCTTTTCTGCTCTATCTCTCGAATCTTGTAAACTTGGGACCGGCTTATCATCATCGCAACCAGAAAAAAATACCTTACATCGTAATTTTCTGATTTTACCTAATATCCATTGTATAACGGAACTAATTACACCTACAATTAAAGTAATAGTAAATAAAATAGGTGCTATTAGTTGTAATAAAAACCCCAAAATGTGTATCACTGCTATTATTGTTATAAACACAGGTGTTAGAATTCTAATTAATAAAGAAAACAATATATAAATGAAATCAGGACGATATTGTGCGTCATTGGTTGGAAAAGGATTATTTGTTGATTCACAAGTGTCGTCATTAATGTATTTAATTGACATTATTTTTCTTGGTGCCACACCTCCTCGGTATTGGTCAATTAATTGTGAAACTGTATATACTTGATTATAATCAAATTCAAAAAAGAAATCTTCACAATTTATTGCCGCTGTAGAATCAACATATTCCGCCCAATCTAAACTAAATGCGTATGACTTTTGTAAATTATCATAATCATTATTACCCGGCGCTGAATTTAAAAGTGGGTCGTTTGAAGATGTATTCCATCCATATTCTCTAATATTTGGCACTAAAAAATAAGCCCTTCTAATAGGATCATCTAATGTCTCAGGTTGTTGCCACTTAATCTTAAATCTATACTTTCCTTTTGTTGGCACTCCTATATTTGGATCGTTTGATATAACCTGTTGCCCAAATTCGTTAGTATATATATAATCTAAATTTAGAGGTAAATCTATTAACCATGTTCCATTTTCATCTATTACTTTTCCTCCGTTTTCTAATCCAACTGACTCAAGAACAGGTTGTCCAGTTACATCAATATCAATAGTTTGTCTTATTGCTAATATTTCACCAGGACCTGTAACCATAGAACATAATTCTCCACTCCTTCCTTTTACTTTACAATACCCATAAGTGTTATTACTTCTTTTTCTAAATTTCTTAATTGCGTACTTGTCTAACGTTGATACCGTGGAACCCAAAAAAATTGAGGTTGGTTGAATATCTAAATTAATTTCTTTAACCAAATCAAAATCTGTTCTTGTTATAGCCAATTGACATACTTCAGGTTGTCCCCAAAAAGGTAAAACTTCGATTTCTTTTGCCACGTTTACCAATTGAGGTAGTGAGTCCAAATTAGTGGATGAATTAAATTTAGTCCCACCTATTTGAGCCTCCGTTGCCATGCCCATCCTTAATAAGTCTTGTGGTGATAGTGAAAAAGGTCCCATGTCTGACAAATCCAAATCCATAACCAAAGTTTGACTTCCAACAGGAACTCCAAAAATCATAAAGTCACCACTATCATTTGTTCTAACGGTGAATTTATAGTATTTGTCATAAACTTCTATCAGTGATTTGTTAATCAAAACGTCTTCTCTATCAGGAAAAGTACCTGTTGGTGCATGATTACTATAAGATGCCGTATATGGTAATAAATTATATCTATAACCATCAACATTTTTATCTGTTAAAGATTTATATGGGTATAATTCTGATATTACCGGATTGTTTTCGTCATCAGAACTTAAAGGAATAAAAATTGATACCTTAGCATTAGGTACTCCGTAACCATTGTTTGCAATAACACGTCCAACTACGACACCGTAATCAGAACACATCCTTGCATATATTTCACTTTGTGTTATTTTTAAGGAGAGAATTTCTAAAAAGTCAAAATCCTGTTCTATTAAAACTTGTATGTCTTTATCTACTCCAGGTTCTGTTCTTAATCTATATGAATTAGGCATTGATTATCATTTCTTGATAAATAGTTTATTGTCCATTTTCAAGAAAAATAAATGATTTTGTAGAAAAATAAATTATCAGGAGAAATTAACTGTGGATAGGTTTTTAACCTTAACCTTAATATCCTTATTTGGAAATCTGATTTGGTATATCTGATTTGGTTGAGCAAAAATTGTCTCGTCAACAGGTTGTATTTGTCTTGTTGATGTGTCAGAATACGACATCGATGTTTGTGATGATGAATATTGTCCTCCAACCATATTAAATACTGAAAAGTCAGTTATACTTATAACACCATTTTCCGTTTGAACTATTCTTTTTAATTCAGATATGAATACGTTTTTACCTAATTCCATATTGGCAGGATTAAAATAATTTGATATTTTATCAATTATATTTGTTATAACCACTCCTTGGTTTTGTGTCGCATCTAAAACAACCGATATCTCAACACTTAAATCAATCACATTAGCGGTTAATATTGAAATATAATCATTCATCATTCTATAATTTGAAAGATAATTAGCCAAATTAGTTTTTAATGTGTTAGATGTTACTTCGGTTAATTTACCTGATGAGTCATATGATAGTATTTGTATTTTAACTTTATTATCTTCTTCGGTAATTGCAACTTTAGCGGGAGCACCAAATTGTCCCGGCATCTTTCTAATTATAGCTTCATAGTCACTAACGGTAACAGCTCTATTTTGTGCGGCAAAATTGTATGTTACATAATTTCTAACTTCTTCTACTGTAGGTATATCCGCCCCACCTATTGCGGCAGTAACATTATTACATCTTAAAGATCTAACAACGTTTGTATTTGTAGATTCAGAAGGTCCATTAACCGCAAATGACACAGTACTTATTTGGTTAATAATGTTAACACCTAAATTAGTCCCTTTTCCTCCACCAACACGATATTGAACAAATAATGTTGAGTTAGCCTTTAATGCCGTACCCAACGCTAAGTTGTTGGAGTAATTTTGTAAATTCAGATTCATCCCCATTGATGCAAAATCTCTTAATTGTTGATCAGCACTTGTTGTACCACCACCAAAAGTCATTTTAAAAAAACTTTCAGGGGTATATTCAGTTATAAATCTATTGTTTGTTACAATGTATTTACCCACTTTGATACCAGGTGTGTCAGATGGTTTTGTTGGATCTTCAATAAACACTCTGTCTTGAATTAACGCATCTACCTCATACCATCTATTAGGTTCACCTAAAAATTCTTGGACGCTCGGTATATTCGCATAATTCGTGCCATCTTTTAATAATACTGACGTGACACCCAAAACATTCTTTTCAGGTAAAAACATCTCAAAAAATGGTCTAACATCATTTGGACTGATAACTCTTTTGAATACTTTCGTAATGCCATTAACAACAACTTCTCTCTTAGTAATAGTATAGTTAATTAAAGTATTATTAGCGTCAAAATTTGGTATTTTTAATCTATTAGG